GGCTTCTGCTTTAAAGTCCTCATAGCTTTCTGCTTCTATTGCAATGTTGGACAACCAGTCAAAGTCTTCTATCTTGGCGGTTTCCTCTGCTCTCTTCGCTCTTTCTGCCTGCGCCCACTCTTTACCCGAATATTCAGCTAAAACCTCGTCCGGGACTCTCAGCCCCTGCTCTATTGCTTCTTTCACGGCTGTTTCGTGGTTAGGTTGGTAAAGGATTCTTGAATCACTTACCCCATATGCCCCAGTGTTTCCCACTGCCTTTATCTGTGTGGGCTCAAAGGCTATGTATACGGTAACATCAGGATATGTACCTTCTATCAGCATCATAGCAGGGTCTTTGACGTTCTCTAAAAATACCCCATCGTTGCCGTCTCTCTGTGCAGTCTTTATTATTGTTGCGAACTTGCTGTCGTTATATGCTTCCCCTGCCATGTCTACGATTTTAGGGTTTTGTATGCTTAGGTATGTGCTAAGAACAGAATCCCCTCCAGCAACCTCTGCATATCCTTCGGCTGTCCCCCTATCGTCTGTGAAGAAGTATCCCAACTCTGCTGATACTGCCCCTGAGTTCATTCCCCTGCTCTCCGGTCGGAAGGAGTCTATTACGGAGGCATCTCTTGTCCCGTGATAAACAACTTTAGGTCTTCCATCCTTATGTTCAACTAACGAGTTCTTAAACCATGCCTTGAAATTTTTACTGTCTATGTCCCCTGCAGGCTGAAATAGGATCTCTGCCGGTGCAGAAACAGCTCCTTTCTTCAAGGAGTCCATCCTCTCTGGAGAAAATTGGTTCTCAAAGACAGCCCTTATCTCGGGGCTTATCTCTGGCTTATCAGAGATAACATCGTAAACCATTCGCATGAACCTTGCGAACTGATCAAAGATCCCTCTCATTCCAGTATGTTTTGTTTTACCTTCGTATATGTATCGTTCAAACCCTTCTGCAAAGACTTCTTCCATTTCTACATTCCATTCAAGATCAGCAACATCGGCTTTGGCTTCTTTCTTTGCCCATTCCCATGCCTTCTTCTGGTCTTTCTTTGAAAGCTCCCTGCGGAAGATGTGCCCCATCTCATGTACCCATGATGTGAAGTCAGAGGATTCAGTGAGGTGTAGGAGAGCTTTTCCGTCTTCAAGGAACTCAACTCCTGCTTTCTTCCCTTGTGCAAGGGCTTCTTTCCCTTCTGTAGCGAACACCTTCTTGTCTAAGTTCTTCTTTATCCACTGAGCAGTATCCATGCCCTTAGATTTGGCGTGAAGGTCAACCATCCTTACTGCTGCGTCTGTCTCTTCTTCTGTAAGGTTAGGCATGTTCTTTGCAATCATTGACCGGAACTCTTCCCCTTTTGGGGTGGTAACAAACTGCTTCTTTGCCTTTTCAGGGAAGTCAATAACCTTCCCGTATTCTGCTGATTTCATCTGCCAAGGCTTCTTTGCAACCCCCGGAGTATAATTCTTCTTGTTCATGTAGAGCCGGGATACGGTAGTTTCTGAAAGTGCTATCCCTTGTTTTGCGGTCTCTATGCTTTCCTTGATATCATTTAATTGAACCTGAATAGAGGCCAACTCTTTCTCTGTTGTCGCGGTTGCCTGCTTCTCTGACAGCTCTCCTTCCATCTCTTCAAGTTCCACTAAGGTTCTTTTATGTTCTTCTATCGTTAGATTCTCTCGTTCTATCTTCGCATTAAACTCTCTAAGTATCGGATCAGAGTCTTCTACAGCTCTCTCCAACACCTCTAATCCTTTAGCCTCCCGGCTAAATGAGACCTTTTTGTCAGAGAACTTGCTTCGTATTTCTTGCAATAATTGTAAACCAACTGCTGCCTGCCGTTCGTTCGGGACAGCCATCTCTGAAATAACAACCTCATCACCCTGGACATTAAATGTTGCCGTTCCAGCACTTGTTCCAGCCTGTGTAGTTGCGGTTGCAGTCTCCCCTGTAATCCCTACCGTAACCCGTTTATAGCCTTCTAACTCTGCTTGGTTGATCCATTCATCTAAGAGGGTGTCATATTCTTCATCTGTCGCTGTCTCAGCAAACTGTAGGATCCCGTCTTCTTCTGCCAGAGCTGCGGTATCTGCCAGAGTCTTCTCTCTGATTGCTTGTTGTAATCTATTTAATGCAAGCGAACTCCCTACATGTGCGAAGGATAATAAGAAGGTAGCTTTTGCAGTCTCGATAACCGTGGCCTTAAACCGTGCTGTACGCTCTGCATCCTCTATGGGGAGAAATACTGTCTCATGCATAGCGTTTGTGAGGTTTTTCGCATATTCGGCTGCCATTATCTCCATCTGCGTCTGTGCGACTTCCTCGCCGATCTCCTCTGCCATCATCCCTGCCATCGGCGCTATAAAGTTCTTTGACATTCCGACAGCAATATTCCGGAACCATCCTGATCCGGTCAAGTTGTTTATGGTAACAGCAGAGACTTTCTTTAGAAGATTATCAAGACCCTCTTTCCCAACTTTCTTTATAAGGCCTTGTATGGGAGATATCCCTGTTAGCAGTAATTTACTGCTAATCATTTCAATGGCTCCGTAAGGGATAGCAACTAGTCCAGCTGTTGTTCTTGCAACGGATTCGTCTATATGGTTCCCTTCTTCATCTGTCATTTCCATTAAATCGCCAAAGATGGCTCCTCTTGCAAGTTCATTGCCTTTAGCAAATGACATAGCTCCGCTTACGACTGAGGCTGTTGTAGACGCAACGCTTACGGCTGCCCCTATAAGTCCAGGAATCCCCACTCCTGAAAGAACTGTGCCAACTACTGCCGGGACAGCCCATTTCCCTACTCCCCACACTTGAGGAAGTTGTTGTGCGGTTGCCCCTGCGAACTCCGTTAGAAGGCATCGCCCACTATCATCTATTCTTGGCTGGTTTTGTCGTAAAACATCTATCTCTTCTAATATCCCCTCTCTCCTTGGGTGGTTGGGATCTGCCTGTATTTGCGCCCTTAGCTTAGATATCTTATATTCAACGCTTCCTAATTGAAACTTGTCCCCGATATAACTCCACGCATCTTTAGGTTGCCTTGATTCCCCTGTTACATCTTTTACCATGTTATCAAAGTTAGAATATACTTCCATAAAAGGAATGTCTAACAGTCTTGAGATAAAGGATGAGGTGTCTATTTTTGCCTGTTCATCCGGGGTGTCTTGGATGTACCTTGCTATAGACTGCCTTGCTGCCATCTGTCGCTCATATGACTTCCCTATTGGCGTAAAATCCTCAAACTGTTTTTTTGGTGCAGAATATCCTGTAGAGGGAGCAGTTAGCATCGTTATCCCGGGAGGTGCTGATATAGGCTGAGAGCCTTGAGCAAGGTTGCTTTCAGGTGTCCCGATATAATCACTCACTAAAGACCTCCACCAAGGGCGTCCATAGCTTCTTTTAATTTCTCTTCTTCTGTCTTAGGGGTAGAGGGAGGTGTGGGGTATCTGGAAATATGAAACCTGCTGGCTCCTTTCCACCCAGAGGCTCCGGGATAGTTGTGAAAAAGGTATTTAGCAAAGTCTGACGGAAGCCCTTCAAGGCTCCTTGACTTCTCTGCGTCTAACAGCCTCTTCCTCCACGAACTATAGTCTGCACCCATGATGGCGTAGTTCTCTGACTTCGCAGCAAACCCTTCTAATATATCCCCAACTGTGTCGGGGGCATCGTCAGGCATGACCTGCCCGACAGTAGCAAAGACTTGTGTCAGCAAGTCGGCGTCCTTTGCCCCTGCAATCCTAATATGCTCTTGGTCTGGAACCCACGTAGTGGTCTGTCCGTCCGCTGTTAAATCCCATTTATACCATTGTTCTTCGTTTGTTGCAGGATCGTATTGCAGGCGGTAGTATTCCTTGCCGGCTTCGGTTGGAACTTCTACAATAGGATGTCCGAACCGATCTACCCCCAAGTTTGCTCCCGGAAGCCCGTATTCGGTTACGAAAGCCCTCTGTGTTGCTTTTCCTAATACTGCAACGTCTGAGGTTGCTTTTACATAACTCTCTTGCCTGTCGTCTAAATCAGCAAAGGACACCCCGTATTCTTTCTGTGAGATATGCTCCCTAAAGTCGGCTACTGTCATATCTGTAGAGAAGAATTTATTCAGGTTCTCTGGACTCACAACCCCAAGTGCGCCCCCGGAGAGAAGCCATGCTGATGTTGCCTCTTCAACAGAGAAGGTTTTTGCACCCTCTGCCTCTGTAAACAGCCCAGTCACTTTCCCAAGGTTTTTAGTCTGCACTTTTTGTGAGTAATTAGATAATAGTTTCGTCATTTCATCAACAGAGATTGCTTCCCCTGTTGTTATTCGGCCTTCTGCTGCTGTCTGATATAACCTCATCACTTCTGAGTTCAGTTTGTTAAGGTCGGACTGTGGAATATCTTTCTGTTCTTTCTTCCAATCTTCAAACATGTCTAAAGCAAGGTCTGCATACATTTCATTCTTGTCGCCCAATTTGTTTTTCCAGTCAAGAAACTTTGTGGTGGTAAGGGTTCCCTCTGAAACAAGACTATAGCCCATAGAGATAACGGCTTCTCTAGGCTTATTCTCTAAGACCATACCATCTAATAATCCTATAGAAGTTCTATCTTGATCAGGAAGACTCCCATTGTCGTCTTGTTCATTTCTCCAAGCTCTCCATATGCTCATTAATTGAGGCTCTTTCTTTGCCCGGAAGGACTCTGTTGTTCCTTCTGTCAAGAGGCCATGCAACTGCCCTTCGGAATATATCTGACCTGTAAAGATCAGGTTCAGGCTATCATCGAAAAACCCCTGTTCTTCTAATTTAATTCGTTCCTCTTCCTGAATTTCCCATTGGTTAGCTTTCTCTGCGAAATAGTTCTTTGCTTTCTGTTTATCTGCTTCTGGAAGGTTAGATGCTTCTATCTCTAAAGCAGCATTAGCAAAGCTCTCCATGTTCATAGAACCCGGAACAGGCTCAAAATCTGCGCCCTTTACAACTTCCTGTAGGTTTATGTATTCGTTAAGGTCTTCAACCTGTGCTTCTGAATGCAAGCCTGTAGCATATCCCTGCACAACAGCTTCTCTTGCTTGAGAGAAATCCCCTAACGATGCAAGTTTTTGGACATTCGATGCTGAGTTATTAGCCATCCTGTTGACATCCTCGGTTATTGCTTCCTCTACTATGTTGGCTCTGATCCCCTCTTGTTGTGACGCCCATGTATTAGATATTTCATCTCTGACCCTTCGGTTTGGAATGTTGCTAATATAATCTAATTGAAGTTGTTTAGAGAACTCATTCCAGTCTTTCTCTTTCAGTTCTATTATTGTTTCCCCATTCTTCCCATCTGTAATGAGAACAGGGTTTTGTCTTCTATCTTCATGGTAAGCTGTAACGGCTTTTGATATTCTTAACTGTGCGTCTGTCATGCCGTCTACATATTGTGCTTGTTCATACTGCTTCACAAACTGCTGTCCTACTCCTGATGCTGTCTGTGCAAGGTTAGATACAGCTCCGGAGATCGGGGAGGAATACTGCTCTGATGCTTTAGTTAGTGTTGTGTCCTTCCCTACTGTGGGAAATAGTCTTCCTACATTTGCCATTAGTATCGGTCTCCCCAGTTTTCTTTTATACGGTCTCGGAGGGGTCGCTTCCACTCTGGGGCAGGGGAGGCATATTTAGGCTTATTTAACAAGGCAGAGGTGTATTTCCCCGGAGTCCCAACTCTTGAGAAGGCTCCTGCCTCCTTCGTTACCCCTATCCCTTTTGCTGCCGTTTTCCCGGAACCAAAGTTAAACCCCTCAAGCCCTTGTGCCAATCCGCCGAGTAAGGTAGATGCTCCACCTAGCCATCCGGCGGTGACTGCATCATCCCCTTGCTGCCTAAGTTGGTTGGCCTGGCTCCTGCCTAACTCTAATGCAGAAGTTCCCATCTGCCTTGTTCTTGATATATCTTGCTGTAAGCTCTTCCTTGATTCGTTAAGAACTGCTAAAGGGCTACCCTTGTCAAGCTTAACTCCTGAACTTGCAAAGATTGATTTCTGCTGACCTATAACCGCTTGCCCTTGTGTTGCCATTCGTGAGGCTTGGTCTCCATAGGCTCTGTCCTGCAACTCTGCCTGTTCTTCTATAAGGGCTGCGTTCGCCTGTGCTGCGTCTTTCTGCTTGTATCCAGAATAGATCGAAGCTCCTGCGGATATTAACGCTCCTGCTCCTGCTATTATTGCTGTTAACATCTATTCCTCCTATCTCGAATATGTAATATCATATATTATTGCCAATACTGTAAAGGGTAAAGGTTGGTCGTGCAAGAGGACAACTGATTGCTCCTGTCCTGAACTATCGTCTATAGGGAGATCTATCATCCCCGTATAGAGTTCAGGGGGAGAGCCAAAGGGGACTTCGGTACTTCTAAACCTAATCTCTTGTAGCGTTCCTTCATCTGCTCCTGCCTTCCCTCCAAGTGTCCGATATAGCCTAAGAGAAACTTTGGAAATTCTTCTCTTTGCTCCGAGTGTGACGTTTCCGGGAATCTCAACACTCTCAGGGGTAAGATCCATCACATACGGAAGCCCTGCCACTACAGTATGTGCTACACTTGCAATAGTGATCTGCCCTGAACTATCAACTACAACAGGGGGGAAAACCGCCCCATCGCCTAAGACCGCCACCGTTTCCCCTATGAGATGTGTGAATCCTTCAAACACGGTGGCAACCTTATACATCGTCCCCTGCTCTGGGTCTGTGAAGGCACCAGGGACATACGCACTACCATCTTTCACCAAGTCAAAGGTTTGTCCTGAGAGGTTGCTCACGGTAAAGGGGGTTCTATCTATTGATTCCTCGCCTGAGAAGTCTATTCTTATCGTATCCCCGTTACCAAAGTCTGCTGTGCCGACAAAGGTAACTGTTGTCTTTGTCGCGGTTCTAACAATATGAGAAACAATAAACCTTGCCCCTGCTGTGGATGTTGCAGCACTATCAGAGAAGATAAGTTCTGTCTGTGTAGGCAATAACCTTGGGGCTATCTTCTCCAAATATCGAACCCTTGAGCCATTGACTACTCGGTTGACGATAACCCACAACTGGTCTTCGTCCCCGGGGCCTTCTATAGATGCTATAGACTCAAACACTCCTGCAGTCGTATGCTTGTGCCACCCTGAAATCTGGTTGGCCCTGTTGTATGTCAACCCAATCAGAGTTCCGTCATACTTCACCGCCCATAATATAGAATCTGGGTTGTATTGGTATGCTATGTCTCTTATCGTTGACTGTGTTATATGGTCTGCAAAGAACGTGAGGTCATTTGCTAAATATGCCTTGTTGTCGTTAGAGTATATATATTCCCTTAACTTCCGTCCTCCCTTCTGAAAGAAGACTAAGGTGTCGGCAATGTATGATGCCTGTCTATATGCCGAGCCATAAGCAGACTGCTTCGCTATTCGGACTGAGGTAGGGGTAATACCTGCCTCAGTCCCCGTAATGAGCCATTCGCCTTCGGTCGTCCCAACCATCACCCCATCTTTCGCTACTATCCATTTAATTCGGCTTGAGCGTTCTGATGCAATAGTAAAGGAGAAAGCATCATCATCGTCTGTCCCAATAGAGAAATTATCATACTGCCCTATCTTTGAAGCCATTATTGTCTGTGGGTTGGTCTTAGTCCCCGCTAGATAGAGCCTCTGCTCGGCAAAGGCAACTACGCTTGGGTAATCATTCTCCCCATTTAAAAGGGGGTTACTCTGGACTTCCCAATATGAAGTCGTTGCAGGGGCTGTCGTATTTGAGTTCGAAGTACTCCGAAAAACCCCAAAGGTGGTCGCATCATAAGCATAGTCGTTTATAGAGTACGACCCTATCCCTGAAAATAGGCTTGTCAAGATGTCTGGGAATGTCCTGACAGATTCCCACCATGTTGTATATTCCGTAACACTTGTCTGATAATCATACTCGATATGATATAGCTTTAGGAGTGTGTATCCAGAAGTCGGGTGTTTTCTTCTATTCTTTGCAGTATTCCAGAAATATTTACTTCTCAGGGTATAGTTCCCTTCCCCATATAAAGACGCTAAATAAACCTTGATCGCATTAATGTCATCGACCCCTCGATCTGGGGTTGTCCCCCAAGGGACAGTCGAAAGTATCCATATGTCCTCAACTCTCACCCCATATATCCATTCATTAGTAGTAGTCGAGGTGTCTACTCCGGGGACCTTACCTTGATTCGACCCTTTTATCGCTCTCCAAAGTTGTTCGTCCTTAATCACATAGTCGCCGAGGTTATATATAGGGGAACTGCTCCAAGGGAGTACATCCCCGGAGAGGTTAGAAGGCCCTTGTCCTGCAGCTTCCCATGACCCAGACCCGGGGGTTTGGTCAGAATGAGCATTGATACATTTATAATAGACTCCCTGATAGAAGGTGTAATCTCCATATAAAAAGTCCTGCCCCTCCCAAGGGTCTACATCTATGTTTGCAGGCCTCCACGAGAAGGAATCCCCTGCATAGGTCAATACACTGACAGGGTGGTCTTCATGTGCGAAGTAGAGTGAGTTCTCCGCTTGTGCTGTTTGAATTTCTGAGATATCTGTATTTCCATAGTTAATGTCAATTGCTGTCCCTGGAGTCTCTGTCGAAATATCCCAAGGAACTATCCTTGTAGCTGAAACCTCTAAGATAAACTTCTTTGTATCGGAGACCTCAAACGGGATTAGTCTTGCTCCGCCAGCTGCCTCCCCTATATAAACAGTTCCGGGTCGTTTCTCTGCGCCACCTTGGGCTACCATGATCGCATTCTCCATAGTCTTGCACCCTTGGTAATATCCGGGTAGATCAATACGCCCTTCTATTCGTGGAGATAGTTCTCCTTTTGAGAAGTTATTTATTATAGGATATAGTTTTTCAGCCACTTACTCGCTCCATAGTGTAGTTGCTGCTGGTTCGGCATGGCTGTTAGCCCCTGAAAGTCCCATAGCAGACTGCATAGCGACTGCATATTCCTGATACAACATATTCATGAGGGACTGATCCTGCGTCATTTTTATGCACATTTTAATTGCTATCCGTAAAGCAAGTGCCTCTACAAACGGCTGTGTGAATAATGCCGGATTAGTTATGTTGCTTATGTACTTGATATACCCCGGCCCTCTGTTGGCGTAAACAAAGGCTCCCTCTATAAACCATTCATCCGTCACTTCGCTAAAGTCGTCACCGTCAAGAAAGGTGAGGATCCGTAAGCATTGTGAAGGGATAGCGTACTTGTAATAGAAGTCTGTTAGGTTAGTTGAAGAACTTGCAGCAAGGCTTCTTCTCTCAATAGCGAATGGCCACTCGTAATCGGTAAGCAGTTCCTCAAGTGTCGCCCCGTAGTAGACGTTAGACAATTCTGCCTCTAAGCCTGATTGTGTGAGGGAAGAGATTCTGCTCTGTCCTAACCTCAACAATGCCATATTACATATTGATACTTCTGAGTTTGCCATATAACCTCTTTAAAATAAAGGGCAAGACGTCTCCTGCCCTTAGCTCTAATCTTCTACTTCCACATATCTTTTCTTTTTCTTGAAGTGGTGAGGGAGTTTCTCCCCCTTAGTAGATTGATGCTCTACGCCTTCGGCATAAAGCCTGATTCCATAATAACACTTCTCCTTGGCAACATAGACCCCTCCATCGGCGATTATCCAACTAGGGTCTGCGGTTGTTTTGGTTTCAACCGCAGGAGCCTTCTTGATCTCTATGTCAACCTTGTTAGGGCTTTTATTAGGCATTTACGAAACTCCCTTCCACGTCCGGGACGAGGGCAGCGAATACTGATCCAGTTGTCGGGTCAGATCCGTTTACATCATAATACGCTCTGAGGTACTGTTTTACCCCCAGAGGAACCTGCACCCGAACAACAACAGTATTTGCCGTGTTTATATCAGCCAACACTTTGTTAACGGAAATAAGCTCAACTGTATCAGAGGCGAAATTGTCGTCTGATGTCTGGAGCTTAATATCCAGAGAAGTAAGGGTGTTGAAAGCAGCTGTGATTTTTACAAAAAACCACAAGCCTTTATATGGGCCGCCAGCTTTTACTTTGTTTAAAACAACAGTACTAGCTGCATCCCCGGTTATTGCCTGATCGTCTGAAAAGATCAGTTCTTTGTCAATTATCATTTAATCCTCCTAAGATACTACTGCTTCGGTTGAGAGAAGCTGATCTACCCGTCTTACAGGGATTTCGTCAAATGAAACGACTCTTTTACCAGCAACAGTGTCAACGGTAAGGTTCACATTCCCATCGTCTTTGATCTGTTTTCTAAGAGCAGTCCTAATGTCTCTCCGCATATAAAATACGGGGGTTCCCATATTCAAGTTCGGAATCTGTTCGATTGCATCAATCATCAAGTCAACAAGGTCAGGCCCTGTCCCTGCAATGGTTGTCGCCCAGTCTATGTTAGCGATACGAACTGCGTATCTCCAATCTCTTACGGTTAATCCGATCTTCCACTGATAGTGAGTCCGGTATCCTTGATAGAGTCCGCCATTTGCGTCTGTGAGAGTTTCCTCTCCCAAGTCCTGATGCTTGAATCCCCCTACTGAGCCTTTGGGATAAATCCCGTGCAGGGTGTTGTCCCCCCATACAATCAGCCAGATAGAGGTATTGTTTGCTGTTGCGCTCCCACCGTCTATGATGTTATAGCCGATGTCGTCTATGTCCGTACTCATTTCTGAATAACGGGCAGAGAGTCCTGTAAACTTTTCAGGGTCTACTGCTACGTTGCCATAGAAAAGGGTTTCAGCCATTTCCTGATTCATGGATTCCAGGAATGCTCTGTCTTCTGTAAGCCTAAAGGCCGAGGCATTTCCGTTAAGGTCTGCAAGCTCTTTGTCTATTTCAGCATAGGCTTCCAGCATACCCGTAACGTCAGTAACGGGCGTTGACTGTGATTTGGACGGCTGAACCCCATAGTTCAACAGTCTCCATGTCGAAGAGGGAAGCCCAGTTCTGACAGTGGTTTTATGCCCTGTCATAAGGTTCCCTTCTTTACAGACCATGTCTGTTAAGATTTCATTGGTCTCGTTCTGCAACTCTATAATAGTTGCCACTTTATCATTTGGATCAAGCGTATTCGCAAAATCCAGATATGTCGGGTTTGCCATATATTACTCCTGTTTTGTAGGATACATGATTTCAGCTTGAGTACGTGCTGTCCCCTTTGCCGTAGCTTGGGTTTTCCCGATAGAGTCTTCTGAGATCATTGCACCTACTCTTGCAAGCGTCCTTATTAACCGAGGGTCATTGCCAGCCCCTGACTCATTAAGCCAAGACCGGAAACCTTCTCCTGCGATATCAAGTATTCTTGCAGAGTTCGCCATTGCTCCCTCATAAGCTGAACCATATTCAGCCCTTAATAGTCGTTCCGTTTCCACCTTGTCAGCAGCCGTTTTTTCATTAATTGCTGTCAAGCCGTCTTCTTGCAGTTTATTATAAGCCTCATACACCGCTTTCGCTTGTGTTTTGTTTAATGAAGCTCCTTTCGCTGTCTCTCGGAACCACTTCTCTACGTTCCCTTCCGGGTCTAATTCCTTTGGGGCGGTATCTAATTCGTACTCGCTTGCATCTGTGGGTATCCCCATTTTTTCGTTGTAGTTAGCGACCTCTTCCTCTGTCGCATTTTCTCCTAAAAGCTGTATAGAACTATCAGCTTTCTCTTTCAGTGAATAATAGTCTGTGAGAATCGGGTTGATATTTGCATACTGGCGCATATCTTCTCCGTATGCTTCTCTTGTTTCTTTACTCACTGCACTCATCCATCCGGGATCTGTGTTGACCTGTTCTGTCTCCTGAACTCCCTGTTGGTTGTCCTCTATGACAGTAGTGTCTTCATTCGCCATTCTGGTCTCCTTCCAAGTAAGGCATATTCATAAGAGCATTCACAATCCGTAATGCGTTATGCCCTTGCCATATCCCTAACTCTTCTAATAATATTTTCGCCGAATTCTCCAGCACAATTTCTTGAGGTGTTGAAACCTCTGTACTAAAAAACTTGGATCGATTTAAAATATCCATCAGCGCAAGTCTTCCTTCGGGGGTAGAGTACACCTTCCTTAAAAGTTCTCTATTGGCCACTTGCCAACCCCTGTAGCATCAGGTCAGTAGGGCTTCCCTCTTCGGGAGCTTTAGCGCCCTTGTTCATTGCCGAAGCCTCCTTCTCCATGATCTCTGCTGCCTGTGCTTCTTGTGCTTGACGCTGTTTCTGCTGTTGTAATTCCCCAAACGCTCTATCATCCCTGAGTATAGACTGGGGCATACCGCCTTCTGTTAAGATATGTGATCCTAAGTCGAACGGCTTCAAGATGTCTCTCATTTCCGGGTATGCCTCTAATAATGGTAAGAAGTTCTGCAAAGAAGACATAGGCCCTTGAAGTCTTAAAAATCGCTGTTGTGCCTGTGCTAAAGGGCCAAGATAGTCCATAGATAGCGCTATGCCTGACGCCAGCACTTCTTCCGGTGGGTATGGTATCCATTTGTTCTGTGCTGCAATGATGAACATCCGCTCAAAGGTCGGATCAAGAAAGCCTCTTGTCAGCCGGGAAACCATGCCCCCGATAACTGTAGCTTTCTCGCCTTGACGTTCCATGACCTCTGTAGCGGTCATTTGCTGTCCTTCTGATGCAGCTAACATCATAAAATGGTTAGTGAAATAATGATCTTTAACTATTTCACGGTAATATTCTTCTCTGTCTCTTCCTATCGGATACCCCTGCCCGGTGTTTAATGGCTGTGGTATCCGGTTCATGTCATATCCCTTGATCTTGAAGTCAGGGACCATCTTATACTCGTTATACATCTCAGCAGGGACTACCGTTGGAGGTTTAGCAATAAGCTGCGCTAGATCAGTTGTAGCCTTGCTTATCCGGTTTAACCTCTGAATATCAGCATACCCATCAATACTTGGGGAGTGCGGGTAGACTTCCTCTGAGTCGTAGGCATACCGAAAGACTGCCATTGGGAAGCTGTCGTATCCGCTTTCTCTTAACAGTATCTTCTGCCCCTTGAGAACATGGATAGAAGCAAAAGGCTTATTGACAGCATCTATCTTATATATATCCCTGTCTTTACGTGGAAATATGGCCTGAATGATCTCATGCCTTTGAAAGGGTTTTTTCTCTGCTTGATTCATAAATGCTTCTGTCAAGTTCTCATTCTCGTACTCTGCGAGAATATCTCTTGCTGTGAGGGTGAAGTGGTGGAAGTAGGTATCTACATGGTTTTTTGCGTCTGTTGCGATGTATGCCCCTTTAGGAGCGTAAGTAGTAAACTCTATAGACTTATCAGCTTTGTTCTCTGATACCATCATAGAGCCTAATCCGGAAGTTGCTGCATCTAAGAACACTTGCCATGCCGAAGCATAGAAGCTGCTGTTGTTAAAGAAGTGATAAAAGACTTGTTCAATGCTCTCTAGCCATTCCCCTAAGCCCGGAATCTTTAAGTGTTGAGGGAGTTCAGGTTTTAGTTTAAACCATGCTGAACGTTGAGAACAAACATTCCCTAACAGACCATTAGCCATAAGATATGCCGAAGCTCTTGCAGTTCCATCTCTTGAGTCTCTGTCTACCGTGTATTGTCTTGTTTCGGTTGTAACGGACATGTTGGCTCTTGAAGGGATAATATATTTTAATACCTCTTCTACTTCATTAGCCCACGGGTCTCTTTCCGCTTTCAGGCTTTCAAAGTGTGTCAAAACCTTCGTTACGAGGTCGCTCATCTTTCCGCCTGTTTGCGTTTGTACTCGACAACATCATCCTTAATGCTGCCTCCGAACATCTTCTTGATAGCATTCCAGACGTCATATGCCAGGCTTTCTCCGGGTGGTCTCCAACCTTTGTACCTCGCCTTAACCCAATCCACTGGGTTCTTGTTATAGGCAATCAGGTCGTCATCACTTAACTCCCTAGGGTTAAAGCCTTCTGGCCACGACCTTTCATCCCGCATTGCATGTTTCTGTCTCTGAGCATAGGAGTGAATCCTGCTATCCATAGTCCCTGACATCATTCCTCCAAACAAAAAAAAGAGACTCCCCCCGAAGGAGAAGTCTCTCATTGTAATAAGTTGACTACTGGTTCTATGTTAGCGCATGTTGTCGCCAAATGCAAGGGTTTTCTTAGATTTTGTCCGTTTTTCTTGCTTTTTCCCGAAGATTCTCTGGTAATTAGCCTTAATAACCAAATGATATATGTAATTTGTCACTAAAACTAGTGCAATCCATGTTACCAGCCCTATGACTCCTATCACTGGATCCTCAGAGGATAGCGCCTTCTCGAAGTCGGAAGGCATGAACTTGCACAACATTAAGAACAGGACAAGGAGGAAAGAGAACGCATACCCCCGAATAACTGCCATGGCTACGTACCATCTTATCTTAAAGAATAGAAGGAACAGCCCAAGTAATGTAAGTATTTCTCCGAGTGGTCCTGCAAGGAATACTCCAGCCGAACCATCTGCTGTCCAAACCCTTGTCCATTCAAACGTTGCAGGGTATCCGTTAATTGTTGACCACAACCAGTGCCATACTTCATGGATGGGAGCCAATGCCCCGAACGTTGCCCCTATACACCCTATCACCATTGCTACATATATTTTCATACAATCCCCCTGTGCTATATAGTATCACACGTAAGAAGGTATGTCAACTCTTTTTTTTCAGTTTTTGTTTTTCTCTGACGACCTTCTCTATAGCAACGATCTCGCCTTGGTGTTTAGTGATGATGATCTCTATAGTTCCGTATTCTAGTTTCCCGCATTCCTCTATAAGCCAATCTGCTATTGATTTCATTTCATTATCCTTGTAGTTGATGTACCGTGTGTTTTGTCTGCCCACCAGACACCCATTGCCACGCTTAGCACTAGGTCGTCGTGAATACGTTCAAGCCATGCTTCGTATGAGTCATGCCCTGTATTTTTGTTGAAGGTGGCTTTGAATCCTGATAGTTCTTTAGCGAACTCTTTAATTATCGGCATCTCACGAGGAGGGGGAAGCTTTAGACGTTTCATCTGGAAAGCCTGTAATAGAGCTTGAACCAAGTCACGTTTAGGAACTCCGTAGTAATTTTTAGATGCAGAGACACGTTCACCGCCATGTATACTTATCCCGATAGGAGCAAGCCCTCTTGTATACATCAGCTGCATGACAGGCAATCCAACTCCTGTACGGTCTACAATAAGAGCTATGTTATTAACAAACTCCGGTCTGTTGACAATAGAAAAAACTCTGTCCACAACAGCCGGATATGGGGTCTTTAACGGCACTCTCTCGAGCCATGTTAAATTAAGCTCTGACATAATGGTGACAGGCTCATCCTTAAACGCATGGTGGTTGGGGATGTTCTTCTCCTGGATCTTCTCAACCCTTTCTAATATACTTAATGCTGTATAGTCCTGTTCTGAGCCAAGGTCAACAGACAAAACATACCTCATTGCTCGGCCTCTGGATTAGGGGCTTCCGTTTGAATAGCTCTAAGCCTTTCCCGCACTACTTCCTCTCCTATCTCAATCAGCGAAAGTTCTCCTCTGTCTGTCATGTTCTACTCCAATCTTTTAAGAAATTAGCTACTTTAACTCCAGGGGAGTACACATCCTCTTCCGTGTAATGTGTCTTGATCCCAGAGGTATATGCACTCTCGATTAAGTCCATGCTAAAAATAGTCTCCATCCCTGACAAGAACTCACAACAATATTCTCTGCGAAACCATATAGGGCCTAGAGACATTAGCTCTGAATACAGAAAGTCAAAGGTATGCCGGGGGGAATAATACCCGGATATCCCTTTCTCCGCACATGCTGCCTGAAACTCTTTTTCAGGGGGTCTCTCAATTAATTCATCATCATCGTTTAACGTCCATCTCGGAACCACATAAATCTTTTTCCATGTCGGGTTTTTCGTCCATTCCTCAAAGAAAAACCCGGCTTCATTCCAAGGAGTAGATAATAAGATTAACTGCGACTCATCAGAACCTGTTCTCATGGGCCTCAAGGCCTTATAAGTCATATCCGGGACTCTAGCTGCCTCATCTAAAATTATAGTCGTAGGCTTACTGTATCCACGAACAGATTTCTCAGTCCCCGGTAAAGCTATAATCCTCGAACCATTCCGAAACTCTTTCTCAAACTTACTGTCACCCGGCAACCTTAAAGCCTTCAATTCAGGATCAATGTTAATAAAATCCTCAACCTTCTTCATCGTTTCTTTAGACTGCTTCTCAGAAGGAGAGACAATCAGGTTGACACTGTTTGCCGTGTACTTAGCAGTATGTAACCCAACCCCCGAAACAATAGTACTCTTCCCACTCTGTCTCGCACAATTCAACATCAAGTTCTTATGTGCAGGGTTCAACGAGTCTTTCTGCCACGGGAAGGTCTTCTCCCAGATACTCTCTAAAAACCCATTAGGGTCTATCATGTCAGCAAACAACCCATTAAGGTGTTCAGCCATCCTGTAATTACTCATGCCCTCTCCTCCAGAATATCATCTTCACCGCTTACCAGCAATGCTGACGATATATTCCTACCTTCACGCTTGCTCCTCATTACCCGTAGGGGGTGCGCAATCAACCCCTCTCCCCTATACATAAGAACCTCCTTTAACTGTACCCTTTTTGATACAATACCCCTCAGCACATCTCCCCCTACACCAATTACTACCACCCCTAAACACCATAGCATCTCCAATACTGTCTTATAGGGTGTTGGAACCGAAATATCAGAATGAGAGATAAGAGGGGGATGTATATAAACACCCCGGCCCTTATATGCGGGGGTAGGGGGGGTCGGCATATGCATTATATACAATTTTCCCCCCGTTTAAGGCTTAGAGTGGTCTCTGGCCGCGTAGAATCACCATATTGCACTGAGAGAGGATAGCTGTTAATCCCATGGCTGTGGGTGCCCTTGCAGGCTGTACTGCCACTGTGTTGCTCCTTAGCCTGCTGATAAACTACTTTAGGGTGTATCCTTTTTGATACACTACCCATTATAGGGCAATCTATCCCACCGGTGGGGATATAGCATATTTGGGGCTTAGGAGGCATTATACTGCATCCTTAGGCTTTGGAGGCTCTATCTTTAGCGTCCTTAGGTGCTCTGCGACTGTTGATCTGGCCTCTGGGTAGTCGTTTAGGGCTTTGATTACCGTCTGAGTGAACTCAATAAACACTGGCTGAGCAGTGATATTGATGGTTGTAGCCCCTACTAATCCCCTGAGCTCGGCAAATAGGTGTAGGTGCTTGTTTAGCGTCTGTGATGCCTGTAGGAGCGTACGTGCTCTGTCCTCGGTGTTTACAGAGACCTTATACGCTGTATTCCCATCTGCATCAATTAGATCTAAAAGATCCTGTAGCAACGCTTTAGCCTTAGTTTTACGTCCAGTTTGGGGGTGTTTGGTTGTGTATAGTACAGTAATCTCCTCTGCTTTTGCGCCTACAAACAATTTATCGGGGTTTTCTGGATCCTCTAACTCTTTTAGACACGCTTCCGAAAGTTTGTTAATGTTGTCTATGTATGTAGTTAGCATATTGAGGAGATCCTCGCCTGATGCTAAATCCTTTCGCTCCAACGCTTTAGAGACTTTGGAGGACATATGGCGTTGTTTGTGGCGGTATAATGATGTACTTTTGACATCGTATTTTTTGGCTACTTGGTTAATGGGCATACCCTTAATAATGTCGTGTTCGATTTTTTTTATGTCTAGTCGTCTTTTTAGGGGTTGTCTGTGTTGTTGCATATAGTGTCCTTGTAGTAGTAGTTTTGGAGCATTATCACCCGCTCTGCGCAACGTTTGATAATATTTAGTGACAATCTGTGCAATAGCTCCATTGTGTGCAATAGTCGCTCCTTAATAGGTATTATAACACATTACTTATCATATGTTAAGTACTTTCTTTTTATTACGCTTTTTTCTTTTTTTTCTTCCTTTTTTGCTTGACATAGCCGATATGTAGTTATATACTCTTA